TGATATGAGGTATTTTTTGTTACCTTCATCATATAGGCCATCGTGGGTTTGGATGGTGATCATTTCATTAAATGAATATTGTACTCCGTGTGATTGGAGGAGAAATAAACCTCTGTCAGGGACAGAAGCAAATGGCAATGATTCATTAAACATGTAATCTTCACCCAACTTATCTTTTCTCCACTGGTCAGTTTGTGGTATGTACGATTCGTGATTTTCGTCACCAATTTTACCTAAATCATGATTTAATGCAGAAAATACTAATTCTTCAACTGTATATGTGGAAGTATCAACACCATGTTTTTCCCAAATACCATGTTGATCCAAAGCACATTCAATTACTCTATTAACATGCTCAACATACCCTCCAGGGAATGCATTATGGTATTCAGCTTTATGACTAGCAGGCATCATCATTATGCGATCTGCAAATTTTTCATAGAATGCCAATAATTTTTCTTTACGTGGGGATTCAATATATGTTTCAATATATCCCAACATTTTTTCCCAGTTACCTAGGATCGCTTCAGGTGATAGATTCATAACTTATTATTTATATTTATAGATTAATATACGAAACTAAAATTGGTACATCAAGTATTTTTAATGAAATCCTGGATTTGTTTGAGGAGGGCGCATTTTTCGTATTCTTCAAGGGCTAGGTAGTGCTCCATACATGGGTTAATGCATTCATTTAATTTAGTGTGAGGTATAAATCGCAAACATTCTTGCCATTTTTCATCTGTTAAATCACATTGGCTTATCCAAAACCATGCTCTAGTATACATGACAAAATCCCCAGCTTCGTTTATGTCAGCTTTGTCTAGGCTAGGGTCAGCTTGTTGAAAAAAATCAATTACTTGACGTTTAAAAATGATACCATTATTGATCAATTTAATAAACATTTTAACCTTGAAATGAGGTGTAGACTTGTAGTCATCTACTTCTTGCTCTAAACGTTTATTGGTTTCTTTATCGTTATCGAAGAAACCGAATAAATCAAATACCCTCTCCAAATTCATAATTCTATGTATATATTATATTTTAGCAATTGATCCGCGCGCTAAATTAATTGATTTGCGCACAATCATACATATTACAAACTATTACCTATGTTAACTATTACATCAATGGCTTCATCGGCTCCTATTTTAAAAAACTCACGTTGTTTTCTAATGCGAAATGATTTAAAATGCTCATGCATCATCGTTTCCAATTTTCTTCCATCAATACATCTATATGCAAAATCAACTACAAATTCGTCGGGCACACCAGTGTTTTTTGACAATATTTGTGCTCTATCGTATGGATTTAATGATGTATAGCCTATTTTAATTATATCAGGCATGTATTTGTTTGACATAATATACACAAATTGCTCACCATTTACCCCACCAAATTCTTTTTTTGGTTTATTGGTAAAGTAAATTACTTTATCCCACCCATTGTCTTCAACTGTGGTAAAATAATGTGGTTCAAAGTGAGTGTATCCGTCTTCGCTAGTTGGAATGAACTTGAATGATTGTTCGAGTGTAATATATTTCATAACCTTTATTTTTAATTAATAATTTTAAAATCTAACAGTGGCACCACCTTTATACCACGGTAAACCTTCACGACCACGCAATGCTTTTTTCCATTCTTGGTGGGTCATTTTAATTCCATTAATGTAGTATTCTGCTAATTTTTCATTACCTTGTGGTATAACAGCTGGACCATCCCAGCTATGTAATTTACCATCAAATGTAGTCATGATGGTTCCGTCAGATGTGGTAATGGTTTTTCCTTTTTTATAATTAGTGTCCATATTTGATTTATTAATATGGTTTAATATACGAATATATTGGGTTAAAACCAAATATTTTTTAACTAATGGTAAGCGATACTCTACCCGTTCCTCTTACTCGAAGTGTAGTTCCAACTACATTGGTTGCAGGGGTGAATGTGAATGAACAAGAACCCGATGGGATTGAAAAAGCGGCAATATAATCGCTAAATGATACATTGTTCACAATATTGGTGTAGTCTGCAAATGAACCGGATAAGTTTTTAGGTGACGCACTTGTATACGCATATTGTTGCGCAGATAAATTAGTTTCGAGCGCGAGATAAGCGCTATTGCCTGGGTTATCGACACTGAACGTGTAAGTAGTATTTTTCGTTAAATTTGGCGCGTAACTTCCGCTGCCATAAAGTTGTTCTGAAGTATATGTAGCCATTACTGAATGATTGATTTTATTAATAATATGGGTGATAGGGCTAGGGTCGCAAATCCAATTGCGAGGTAAAATGGTGTTTTAATAAGTTTTATCATATTCATAAATATTGTTGAAAAAAACTTGGCGCCAATGTTTTTGCATTGTATATTAAAACCGGGGTTTAAAAATAGATGTAAATAGGGGTTAAGGGAAACGTAGGATGAATGGAATGAGGAAACGGATGATGAATATGGGGGGTAGGGGAAAATATGGAAACATGTACCCGGTACATGGAAAATATGGATAACGGTTAAGTATATTGGTATATATTTAATCGATGGTGAAAAGGAGGTACAGAAGGAAGGAGTTGAAATTTGTGGGTTCCTGGAGTGTTTGTCTATTTCGAAATTTTATTTGGTGTTGTGGGGGGTTATTTGTATGTTTAACCTGGGATTGGGATTAGGTAGGGTAAATGTTTAGGATATAGGTATATAATTGGTTAATGGGTAAAATGGTAAAGAAATGGTTGGTTAAAAACGGGATAAACGGTTCCCGGTTGATTAATGGTAATTTAATGATACGTTATTTGATATATAAGGATATACAATGTCGATGGGAAGGTTTTGTAAGCGAGTTGTGAAGGTGTCTAATTCACGCCCCGCAATACTATATCACCGTATTGACGCGAACGCGCATGGGGCCCTACGCCCAATACCATATATATACCATACCGCCCCCCACATCCAGTATATATACGGTACGAGAGAAGGGGATCATATCTCTACATCCCCTACACTATTATATTTCATATTTATTAACTCTATAATTTGATTATTCTCATCCAGGGTACAATCAGGTTCAATACCTAGCTTTTTCATTAACTCATAAACACCATTCCATTGAGCTCTAGATGTTTTATATATTGAACTGTCAGATCCAAATGTATGCTCATCTTGTTTGCATTGTAGAAACATACTCGCTTCAGTTTGTTGAATTTGTTTAATCATGTCTTGCTTTTTCATAACCTTTATTTTTAAATTTAAAAGTAAAACCATTTCGTTTTACTTGCTTCATACTGGAATATACGACTCTTATTTATACTATCTCTATCCAGTTACTATATTCTGATGAATGTATGTTCGGTTTCACCTTCAAATAAAACTATAAATGTTTTACCACTCCCATCCTCAGGTATTATGGTTTGAACATTTTTAAGATATTTGATTTCGATTAATTTAGAAACACAACTTAACAATCCTTTGAACATTACATCATTTGTTTTCATAACCATATGTTTTAATTTATATACACTCAACTATTAATTTTCCTTCCCCTATCTCAAAATGAAAAAACTCAGCTGATACTGGATCTGAAAATACTGCTACTGCTACTTTATCATCTTGATCTTCAAATCCTTCAAATACAACTTGTTTAAACTCTCTTATTGGTGTAAACACATTATACAATTTAGCTTTTTCTAATTCTAATTTCATAACCGTATGTTTTAACTTATTTATACTTGAATATACGACTTTTATTTTGATAAAAGTTGGCCTAATTAACTACCAAGTTAATTCTACGAAATACTGTTTTGTATATTATTGTCCTTTGAATTCATCACTTAATTTCTTACCATCTGCTTTATCGCATAATAATTTTATACCATAACCAAAACCAACTAATACTACTAAATAAACAATTGAACCTAACATAACCTTAATTTTAAATTTATATCTTTTTATTTATACTGGAATATACGAAAGTAGCTTTAATTAGCTAATTCCTTAATTATATAAAATAAATCAAAAAATTCATCACTATTTAAATCAACACCTAATGGTTCTCTATTAATCATATCAATTAATTCTTCAACAGTTGAAACGTTTATTTGATTAATCAAAAATTCACTTAAATGATTAAATTTATTTTCATCAATTTCTTCATCTTCAAATTTTTCTTTTAACATATTCATTTCATCTTTTAGAAATCTATTTTTAATCACTTCAAAATTATCACTCACAAATTTAATCATTTCACTTTTCATAACTTTTAATTTTAAATATTTATCTTTATTTATACTTGAATATACGAATTTTATTTTAATGTTATTATTCCTTTTTCTTCTAAAAATAACATAAAATCTTCCCTTTCCCCTGTATCAATAATAGGATTTCTTTTACGATAAAAATACCAACTAACAAATTCATCTGTTATTTCATCTGTAACCTCTAAATCATAGAAAAATAATACTTCTTTTTTTAATTCTTCTATTAATTGTTTTTTTCTTTTCATAACCTTAATTTTTAAATTTATCTTTTTATTATACTGAAATATACGAACTAACTCTAACTACTTAGCGTCCCATTTTACTATCTATTAACTTACCATCTTTGAAATAATAAAATACCATTTTACCATTTTTACCCATTAATGTTATGTTTGCATCTCCAGTGAGACAACCATCGACATTCAGAATATATTGCTTGTTTTGCTCTACGAATTGATACGCGCTCATATGAATTGATTTTACGTGTTTAAATTATAATTTTCCAAATATTGCTACCAATACTATTAGTAAATACATTATACAAAATGCTATACCTATTGATGCCAATACTGTTATTAATGTTATTAGAGTATTCATAATATTGCTTTTTTAATTATACTGGAATATACGAATTAGCTATTAAAACTCTATATCCTCACTATTGATGAATTTATTTACATTGCAATAAAAATCATGTTTGGATTGATTTGTATTTTGAGAAAATATCTCATCTAACATTACTTGTGCTAACTCCAATCCGATTCTCTTAATGGCTTCATCTGTTAAAGGTAAATCCATGATTGGTGCAACTGCTTTATCAAATAACTGTTGTGCGTATTGTTGAGCTTTCATAACGTTTAATTTTTTAATTATACTGGAATATACGAAATAAAAATGGAGATCATTTGACCTCCATTATATTAATTATTTTTTAAGCATATCAATCAAGCTAATATCATCTGATTGTTTTTTAGGTCTACCACGACGAAGTTCTCCACTTGCACGTCTTGCTTCTAACTCAGCTATTCTCAATTGTCTTTTTGATGTGGGATCAACGGCTCTCCCTAATTTCAATTCACCACTAACACGTTTTGCCTCTAACTCAGCTATACGCTTTTGTCTCTCACTATCACTTGATACCGGTCTGCCTCTTTGGATTGTAACACCAGCCTCTATTTTAGCATTTAATTCAGCTAAACGTTGTTGTCTTTTACTACTAGCGTTCACAGGACGACCTGTTTTAATACCTTTGAATGATTTTTTCTCTGTTGTAATTTCAATTGCTTTCATAACCTTTATTTTTATCTTTATTTATACTTAAATATACGAACTATATTTTATAAATTGTATTCCTATTTAATTATATTTTTGCATTATAATATCTGCAAAAGCATAAAATTGATCAAAATCATCTTCTCTCATTAATGCAACCGCACTTTTAAACTCTAAAACAAATGCTTCACGTTTTGATGTATTATCCTCTAATTGACAGTCATCAGCTAAATGTTCAATTTGTTCATACATTTTCTCTTTCATAACCTTTATTTTTAATTATTTTTAACTTATTTATACCTGAATATACGAAATGCATTTATATTATTTTATTCCTCTTCAAATACACTTTCATCACCTCCACTTCTAACATACTTCCAATTTAAATCTATATAATATAGATCACTCATATCATCCATTCCTTTTTCACAAAATTTAACAAATTCTTTTTTCTTAAAGTTATGTCCTATTTTAAACTCATTTTTAAATTCATTTAAAACATTCTCATCTTCAAACATTTCAATAACTTCTAAAACTAAATCATAATTACTTTTCATAACCTTTATTTTTAAATTTTTATCTCTTATTATGCTTGAATATACGAATTGAATCTTATATTTTTACGTCCATTACATTGTAATATAATCAGCTGCTTTCTCACCAATTGATTTACCATTTTTAGTAATCTCATAATTCGGATCCATTCCTGTTTGGAAAATATGATCTAATAAATCATTTACTGATTTGAATTCCTCATTGAAATATTCACAATTTAAACTATACATAACATTTACGTTTTACTTGCTTTAATTATACTGAAATATACGAACTACGTTTTATATATTTACGTCCTGTTTTATTTAAATAACACTACTAATTGTTCCGCTGCTGGAGTGTTTTTCAATACTAACTCTTCAAATGAATAACTTGAACTTGTTTCAAACGCTATTTTAACATTATTGTCCCATACCTTGTTGAACTTGTTTTTCTTTTCAATCCAGTATAAATCTTTTACTAATTGCTCTTTGCGTAATGTTTTCTCGTTTTTCATAACCTTTAGATTTAATTATTAATATTGCTTTTCTTATTTATACCTGAATATACGAATTATCTAGTAACTTTTAGTATCCCTAATTCAATCATTTTATTACAAATTTGAATTGTATCCCCTCTTGATAATCCTAACTCATAACCTACCTCTTCCAAATATCTAGAAGTTATTTCTTCATATATATCAAATTCAGAGTCACTCATTAATTGTTCAATAAATAAACTTATTTGAACACCATTTGCTGTAAAACTATACATAACCTTTATTTTTTAAATTTAAAAGTAAAACCATTTTGTTTTACTTGCTTTATACCTGAATATACGAAATGTACTTATATTATTTACATCCCAATTGGATTCAATTTATTGAAATTATAGAAATACTTAACAACATCCACTCGTTTATATTTCTTGATTGCTTTATCTAATGTGCCCCCTGATTTGAAGAATAAGTAGACATGATAATACATTGCCCAATATTCACTTGCATCTGCTTTCATAACCTTTATTTTTTTAATTATGCTTGAATATACGAAGTTATGTTCGTATGTTTGTGTCCTGAGTTAAGTAAAGCCTAAAGTAGCCTATACGAATTGTATAAGCTTAAATTTGCAGTATATTAACCTATGTATAAAAAATACATCCTGTTTTATACTTGAATTGTTTTAATCTATTTAACTATCACTAATTGATCCCTCTTCCCAGATCCCTCATCTCCCTCCTCCCTGGCGTCTCCATAAATCGCAAGTTAAATTTATGGCCTCCCTGTTGCGGCGATTGGTTGCGGTCATTCATGTTTCGGTCGTTCGTGAATGAAGTTTAATAAGTTAATTCAATTCCCCGTTCGCTACGTTTAGCTATGGTGGTGGATATAGCTTCGGATGGTCTTTCATCTTTTAGTGCCCGCTTTCTCCGCAACTTCCGGTATATTCTATTTATTTCTACTGGGTTATGTTCGTTGTGTCTCTACGTGCTGTGGCAACATTTACCCAATTTCCATTAAATGAAATGCACCCTGGTGCGGCGATACATATGTAACTCCCCCGTCAAAGTCGCACTCTGTTGAAAACCTTGTCACCCTCCCCACATGGAGGAGGGATCAAAGGAAAACTAGCGGTTATGAAGTGCTATGTCTTTAGTTGTTATTCAGTGCTTATTTCTCGTTAATCGCCACCATCGGTGATCCTCAATTGGTATGCGTTTAAATCGCTTCATTTTGCCCTGGAATAACATTTATATCGTTGATACTCGTCGTTGATCGTCATCGGTAATAATCGTTTTATCAATTTTATACCTGGAATATACGAACTTGTATTTTAATTTCCTATTCCTTTATTTACTTACCTTGCTTACCTTAATTACTTTTTTTCTTTTATATTTATGCGCAGAGGCGCGTGGGAGGGCGTGGAGTATATATTTTTGGAAGGTGTTAAAAGGGCGTGCCTCCGCGCGAGAGATGTGTTAGATCCCGTGCCCTTCCACCACCTTCTTCCGCCCCCCGTTGCTCACACGCTCCCCGTCCTCCACTTACCTTGCTTACCTTGCTTACCTCCCTATGTACCTCATACACCTCCCCATATCTTTTTCACTTACTTTACTTACCTTCCCTCGTCATTCACTTACCACTTGCTTACCTAACTTACCTTATTTACCCTCTCTGTAATACATTTACCTCCCTCGTTGTTCACACTTGATTATATCTTATGATATTTTTATTACCGTTTTTTTATTATTATTTTAACATTTTATTCGGTAATATGTTTTGGTGGTTTATTCGGTGATAATCTTATTTCATTTATTCCTGGAATATACGATTTATTTCTTCGTTGGTTTATTCCTCCTCTCCATTCGTATCGTTTATCTCTCTATTTTATCTCTCTCCCTCAGGTTTTATTTTGGCTTTTTTTCTATTTGCTCTGCTAATGTATTACTCACTGCTGATTTAATGTTGCGAAACATTTCAAATGCTTCTTCTACGGTCATTTCCTCGAAGCTATATCCTAATGCTTCCATAGTTGATTTAACAAACTCTAATTTTTCGATTCCGCTTAACTCTTTCATAA